GTATATTGAACACGCCACTAGACGCAGACACAACTCCACCTGAGATCCAAATCTCATCAGCACTCACTGGTTCTTCTGAGCCTTGTAGCGTGTACCTATAGGAGAGTTTGAAGCTACCTATGTCTGCAAGGTCTCCAGCAGCCTGTGTAACTATTGCGGAGATAGCATTACTCTCGTAAGTGAATGTTCCAAGGTTTAGTGACACTTGTGGGGGTTGTGGAGCTATATCCTTAGCCCTTCCCGGAGTTAAGTTGGAGTCATAGACTGGAAGTGCCCCAGCGTCCACATCGTATAGTGTGGAAGCGTAATTCTTCATTGTTATGGTCGCGTTGAAGTCTTCCCCGTAACTAATCTCAGTTATCAGGCATTCTAGAGTCTGGGTTCCAGCTTCACCATAGGCTACTAGGTCCCCCACTTTGAAAGAGCTAGGCGCATTGTAAGACCACCAACCATCTCCCATGTACTGCGTCACAATGTCCCCAATAACAAGTCCAGACGATCTCGTGTTCGTCCTCAAAGTCATGGCATACATATCCCCAGCAACTAGGTTTAAGGTCTCGTCCACCCTAAACCCATCCACCCCAATTTCAGTGATGAAACCTTGTCCAAGGCCAACCTCAATAATGGGGTGGGCAATAAGCACTTTGTCACCCCTACGGGCAATTAGGCTTTCAATATCTGTGGAAAGCTGATACACCTCTCTGCGGAGCTTCTTCTCGAAGTAGGCAAACCTAGCATGTATTCTCGCCAACTCTGGGGAAGTTGTACCCCACATCTCAATCTCATTGAACCTTCTTGTGATCTTCACTCCGGGTTTTGGTGAGTCAACATCAGAGTTATAGAACTTGTCAGGGTCTCCATAGTAGCCTTCATCTTCTTGATCTTGGAAATCTGCGTTAGCAAACTTATATCTAATCCCATCCACATCCAATGGGTAATCCCTACTTGAGCTAAGACCACTGCTATTCTTAGGTGTAAATACTTGGACAGGGGAAGACTTGGGCGTGTTCTCAATAACCCCAAACTTACCATCCTTCATAGATGAAAAGGCACGCCCTGTGAAGGCCACATTTGAAAGGAGGCTCTTCAGCGTCCCCGCTTCATTAACTATCTCAGAAGTCTCCCACCCCTTTTGGTCACAGGTGGCCTCCCAATTCAGGAGAGAGGCGGTGTCAATTCTATGGTTGTCGAGGGCAACAGTATTGAAATTCCCTTGTAAAACCCACTTATATAGTCTGGCAGGGTTCTCCGTGGCATACCAATAACTATCCAAGCTATAGTCTTTCCAGTCATTTAGGACAGAGGTGCCGGGAACTAGGCTCTGAGCTTGACAAGACAGGTTATCAATAACGCCTGACAGTTGGTCAGTGGCCCTCACATCAAGGGCAATTAGCACGGGGTACCTATTCTGTGTACGATCTATACCAAAGTAATCCTCTGTCAGGTCGCTTGAACGCTCATATGTAATGGTGTTTACATTAATCTCTGTGGATGCCCCCGGCGTGTCAGGGTCAAAATTTATAGCTAACCTTTTGAATTCCATGGGGACTGGTACTACAAGATTATCTCCTGTTACGGGGTCTATGGGGGTAAAGGAGAAGTTCTTATGGAGCTGGTCACGTGTACCTTCCCAGTAAGTCTGGGAGTTAACAACCAAGGGCAGGAAACTCCAAATGTCCCTCACCCATGCGAAACCCCCACTCTCACGAACTACAGAGTTCGTCACATCCTCTCTGTTACCCCTAGGATCAGTGGAACCGTTTAAATCTAGATTGTCTGTGACATAATACCTGCCCCCGTCTTTAACCAATGACCTATTAACAACATGGCTAGACGTTCCATGCACTTTTGCTATAGAGTACCAAACACCGTTGACCAAGTACCTTACTTGTAGCGCGTTGGCTACATAAGCAATGTCACCATCCTTAGTCCTCCAAAGTCCCTGTGGAAAGACTAAGTCAAGAGTAATCTTTCTTGTCTCTGAAGGGGCTGAGCGGCTTATATAGGAATCATAGGGTAGGGATTGGTTAACCGCGTCTTGTTGGGTGTCAGTATTCCATATATTTCTGAGCGCGCTCATCCTCTTAGTAGTATTCCAGTCCAACACTGTGTATCTTAGATCATCATATTGGTAGATTGGAGTTTCCCCAATTTTTAAGTCAGTTATCTCCAAAGGCCCCCAGCCAGCCACAAAAAGCATCTTAAGCCACTGTTCTTTTCCTTTCCAGTAGGTGTATGGCTGTGCTGCATAAGCAGGTACGACTCTCCGCTTTCCTAGGATAACTGGAACTACTTCATAGGGCCTAGCTTTATTCCTAGCACCCGTTATACGCTCAAGCTTCTCCCCTTGACCTTGGCCTTCTGGCTGCTCCATCATGGAGTATAGAAGGTAGCCTGCTATGGAACCAACTACGATGGCACCTATAATGAAGTAGGCCAGATTAGCTGCGATATACGCGCTCACAGGGTCTGCCTGTACTTGGCAGATGCTTACCATGTCCCCCCTCTCAGTGAGAGTGTCCCAATCCTCAGATTGCTCCCCGTTTACAAAAACTCTAGTATACTTTTCACTCAGGCCAGAGTACTGTTGGAAGATATCACGCAGGGCCTCCCCAGACTCTCGCTCCTCAAAAATGGGGCTAGATATTGGGGACTTGCTTACGACAACTCTTACTTTATCCTGTATATTCCAGCTATCTTGCTCTTCCATTTTGTCTCCATATAGTTCTCGATTACGACGCCGTGACTACGCCCCGTATGAATCATGGTGTTATCACCCAATATCACCCCAATGTGTAATGGGTCTCCTAGTACATTCAAAAGGATTACGTCCCCAGCCTGTGGCTTGTCCACCTGATGAAACAGTGTCTGTCTATTTAGTTCCAGTAACATCTCCCTTGATGCCCTTCGAGAATCATCCAAGTTTGGCATAAGTACATGTGGGTACTCTGGAACGTCTTGGTCATATATCTCCTTATACAGGATCACAACTAAACCCCAACAATCGACACCATCTCTTGAACGCCCACCCACAACATAAGGTAGTATGTGTACCCACGTGGGAATTTCAATCACTTAAATAAACCCCTAAATGTACTTGGTGTGTACTTTACAGAGGGTATGGACAATTGAAGTATTGGCTCCACTTCCAAGTCAATGGATATTGATTTCTCTGATATAGAGAATGATGTTGCCTCATAGTTAACAGGCCCGTACTCAGCAATGTCTGGGTTATGCCCCAGAACCAGCCATATGTCAAAAATAGCGGGGTTGTTGCTTGCCCTCAACGCTCTGATTATCTGACCGTCTGCAACCTCGAGTTTCAAGGTGGCTCTTGGCGTACCCTCCTCTGTGTCATCTGGGAGTTCAACTTTGAAACTCCCTCTCCTGTAGGTCTCAGGTGACCCTGACACACTGCTGGTCACATCCTCAGTGTTATTGGCAAAGTAGTAAGTCTCCCCCTCGAATGCCACCCTGAGGAGTTGTAATATGGGGTTTCCTCCACCCTGTAAGGTCTGATCAATAAACTCTTCTGACATAGGCATTAGGGGAGCATCTCCATTTTTAGTTTAACTTTAAAAGTGACACCGTTAAAACTAGGGCTGTACACTCCAGCCATCCTGTAGGTTTCACCTAACCCTGTCTCAGGATTACTTTTAATGAAGTCTAGGGATCCATTCTTAAGAGTGTTTTTGAAGAAGTCCTTGAACACAGAGTACTGCGTCTGTGTCATAAGGTAGTACTCTGACACGTCTGCAATCGTGGCTGTGTACCTGTTACGTTGCTTAGTGTACGCATCCATATCGCTCCGCAGAACACTATCTTGAGGAGTGTTGGAATAGCCCTCTATAAGAGGACTCTGTGGTAGGCTCGTGGGCCAAGTTGGTGTAGGCATTTATCCTCCTCTGTTAAACGGTTCTACCGCCCCTTCTGAGCCCATATGAGGCTCCAAATTCGGAGTCATAGTTACCTCTCATCACCCCCTCTTTGACAACACTGTTGATCATCAGCCTGATTTTCTTCTCACCAAACTCATCAGTGGTTTCCTCAGTCTTGTACTCTTTCTCGCCCGAGGAGTTGTCCACAACCGTTATGCTTACAGAACCTTGGGAGTTACCTGCTGGCCCTACGAAAGGTATACCAACGGCACCCCCTCCGGAGAACTGTGCCATCTGTCCTGAGTTCATTTTGTTGAGCTGATTAAGGCCAATCTTACGAACAGCCTCAGCCTTCATCACATACTCACCATTTGAGAGATTGGCTGGGATAGAGTCAGAAGTAGCTGTGCCGGGGCCTGTTACTTGCCCGCCTGTGGCATAGCTAGCACCTTTAATCGTGGCAATCTGAGCACCAACACTGGCTGCAATCAAGGCTGTCTTAGCTACTGCGATGGCTGGG